GAAACTCGTAGGATTGTAGAGTTAATAGTTAAGGTTGTACTTGCTAAAGTATAAGTACCAGTTAGACTAGCTGAGGTTTGTGTCTGGCTAATACTTACCGTATAAGTACCAATCCCGCCTGCTGGCCCAGTAAGCTGATTGACAATTGTAGTTCCTGCACTAACAGAACCACCAGTAATAACTTGGTCTTTAATAAGAGTACCAGCAGAAATTGCAGTTACTGTTAGCGTAGTTCCAGAGATAGAACCAGTAAACGAAGAAGTTGAACCTGTGTAAGTTAAGGTATAAGTTCCTGTGTTTCCTGTTCCAGTTCCTAATCCTGAGATAGTAGTCGTTTGTAATATTGAAGAATGACTTACAGTATCACTAACCTCCAATGTACCAAACGTTACCCCAGTTACCGTAAGTGTGGTTCCAGAGATAGAGCCAGTTACTGATGCTCCCGCAGTTCCTGTTGCACTTGCAGCAAGAGAACCAGCACCAATAATAAACCTACCACGAAGGTCTGGAGTTGAGTTGTTCCCATCGCAGAGTACCCAGCCAGAAGGAATACTAGCCTGAGAACCAGACCATAGTAGAATTAAACCAGTAGGTAAAGACGCTGTAATAGAGTTCTGTACAAAAGCGGTAGTCGCAAGCTGAGTTGTGTTGGTAGCGGTAGATGCCGTAGGCCCTGCTGGAGTACCTGTAAAGGTAGGGCTATTTAGGTCAGCCTTGGACGAGATAGCAGAGGCGATAGCGTTATACTCAGTATCAATCTCTGTACCCTTGATGATCTTGGCTGGGTTGCCAGTGGATAGGCCATCCTTGACAGCGAAATTTGTTGCTTTGACGTAGTTGCTAATTTTTATTCTCCTTGTTTCAAATAGGCTAATAAGACTTCTAATTCTTCTACAGAAGCATAACCTTTAATACGGTTTGCTTTCCAAGAAATAATCTGAACATTGTCTTTTGTATAGCCTTTGGTTGAGTCAATACGATCTATACTTGGGCTAGTCTCTCTAAAACCAGCCCCATTCCATTCTAATTTAAGACCAAAGATAGGACAGCATCCATCCTTTGGAAATAAGTTAAATAAGTCTTGCTTGGTAAGTGTATGCTCTCTATTCTTTTCTTTAGCTCGTGCTCTTGAGGCATTTAATAAACCCTGAAGCCTAAAGTCCATATCGTCAGTATGTTTAATTCTGTATTGTTTTCCATACTCTTGTATTTCTTGTCTCTTCTCGACCCTTCTTTTCTGCTGCCTTAAGTTGTCACAACTTCTGCAAACAAACTGTAGACCATCTTTAGTTGCTGAGTTTTTAGTAAAGGAAAACAGAGGTAAAAAAGATTCACACTTTTTACAGTATTTAGTCTTTTCCACAACTGCTAAGTTACTCATATCTGTTTTCCTTGTTTAATATATATGTCAATCCTCTGAATAGATATAGGATTACCATTAATCTCAGCCTCTAATCCAACCTGCAGAACAGCGCCTCTTCCACCAGCCTGTATCTTAAATTTGTCTAGTACAATACCATTTGAGAACTCAGCAATATTATACTCCCCTATATTATACTCGTAAACTACTGAATTGTCAAGCTTTTTCGTAACAGCAAAGTAATTTTCGTTATAATCAAAGCCCCACTTGACAGCCAAGTTCTGATTAGCACCACCAATGACCACAAACCCAACCTGTTTCATAATCTTTTCAATAGATGGTTGTTCAAAGTCAAAGTAGTTAGTATAGTAACTAAACTGGTAATTAGTCCCATTATCAGAATGCCCAAAGTACTTACCGATATACCCAGGTTTTCCAATGTAGAGTTCTTTAGAAGTGGTCACAATAAAGGATTTAGGCTCTATGGCGCTCCAAGTAGTAACCCTAGCAGACCCGTCCTGCAGCGGTGTTCTCATGTCAAAGCAGTAGACTGTCTTAGTTACAGGCAGACTAAGGAGGTAGAAAGCATCTCTATCATAGTAGACAGACTTGATATTAGCTGCTGTCTCAGAGGCTACGCTAACCATCAACTCATCACGAACATTCTTGGAGATATCCCGCATAGGCAAGGACTTCTCCTGAATAACCCGCTGAAGGCTTCTAACCCCAGAGTCAGACAGGAAGATAATATCCATACCAGTGCTCTGTACAGAGTCCCTAGAGATACAGCCCACATTAGGAATATAATCAGCTAAGGTTAATGTTGTAACATCGATAGGATTGGCATAGACAGCAATGTTATTACGACCAAAGATAATAAGGAATCCATTGTGCGCTGCAATAGCTACTATCTTGTCTGTGTTCGGAAATACAGTATTTAAGGATATAGATCCAGAGTCTCCACCTTGGAAGTCTGATCCGTCTAGCAATCTAGTAAAGTATACCGTCTGTGGGTCTCCTGCTATATCTGCCACCCAGATACGCCCATAAGCCGCTAAAGCGCAGTTAGGAGAGAAATCACCAATAGAATATCCTAAAGGTATTGTTCCGATGTCACCGAGCCTCTGGAAGCCGTATGAGCCTGCGTGGGAGTGTGGATTAGCAACAGTTGTTACTGTGCTAGTAAGGGCATCAGAGACTGTGTATCCAGCACCACCAGTAGTGATCGTTACAGTAGCCACACCTGTACCAGACAAGGTAGCCACAGTCACGGTAGCAGCAGTGGTTCCACCAGACAGGGTTAAGATGTCTCCTACACTGTAGCCTGACCCAGCAGCAGTTACTGTCAAGGCAGTGATAGCGCCACTAGAAACAGTCGAGACTGTAAAGGTAGCACCAGTCCCTGGAGTAGGCATACGATGGTAGGTCAACATAGGATGACCAGTCTGGACTAGGTAGGCATGAGGTTCTGCACTTGCTCCATCACCGTAGGGCAGAGCAGCCCCTTGCCAGTTGTTACTAGTAATCGTGTATGTTAGGTCTGCACTGTTAGCCTGATTACGCACAGTCTTGGTGGTCATAGTCGTAGTACCAGTAAACAGTCTATTATTACCAGCACTGAGGAACTGACTAGATCCGTTATCAGTTAACTCAAACATAAACTCTACTGGGTTAGCAGCGCCTAAGTCTGTGTTGACTGCTGAGTTTACAGGTGTCCAGCCTCTACGAGCACCAATACGACCATAGCGGTCAATAACGCAGTTGTTAGCCTCTAGCGCAAAGCCAGAAGATAACGATACTGCAGACTCTTGGATGTTTAATCCAAAGAATCCTGGTGCTGCAATACTAGCGGTCTGTGATGGAGATGCCATTAAGTAGGTGTCCAAGTAAATTCATCAGGATATTTATTACCCTCAACTGCTACATGGTCTGCTAACGAGGTTAAGTATAAACCGTAAGCCTCAGAACTTTTTAAACCACCGTCCTCACCACGCTCTGCCAGTGCCTTAGCATAGGCCAAGAAGATTACAGGCTCATCAGGAACCTTGATAGCGTCAGAGTTAAGGACTAGCTGTGCTTGTGGTTTGATGACGTTAAAGTTAACAATATAGTTAGCATCAGGGATGGGATACAAGTCTACCTGTGTATCACCGTTAGCGTCTACACCGTTGAAGTTATAGTAGCGTGGTGAGCCATACTCAGGGGTGTTGACAAGGAACCAAGCATCCATCTCTTGCGTTGCAGCATTGTTTAGGAACCAGTTGCTAGAGTCATTCAGAACATCAAAGACCCTAAATCGAATGCCAGCATTAGTGAGGACATAGTTAAAGAGGTTAGCAGTAGTAGACACAGTAAGAGTTTCAGACAGAGCATTCCAATTGTATGCATCCTCTACCTGCCTTTTAGCATCATTGACGAACTTACTAATTAGTTTTGAGTAAGAAGTATCATTGACGGAAGTAACCTCGTTCTCACGAAGCCTAACCAGCACATCATTGACAAGTTCGATATAAGTTTTGTTAGCCATTTAACAATCCCATTTCCTTAGTGCTAATGCTTTACGGGTGGGTCTACCCTTCTCATCCTTCATAGGTCCTGGTACACCACTCATCCTAGCACAGAAAGACTTCCTCCTAGCCGCCTTCTTAGGAGACTTAGCAGCCTCTTTAGAAGACACTGGAGGTTTCAGGTTAGCACCTTCCTTGTTCTTGAAGTATGCTCTACCTTTGGCGTTTAAACCACCTTCTGGATTCTGATATACCTTCTTTACCATTATTTCTTCGCAGTCTTCTTAGCTTGTTTAAATGCCTTAGCTGTGGGAGCGCCTTTAGAACCAACCTTACGCATCTTCTCACCAGATCCTGCAGCTATCCGCTTACGCTTTGCATTGATGTTGGCATACAGCCCTGGTTTAGTAGTCACGATAAGTACCCATTTTCTTAGCTTTCTTCTTCTTCATACCAGCCATCGATAAGCCAACAGCTACTGCCTGCTTCTGTGGCATACCTTCTTTACGAAGCTTACTGATCTTAGCCGATGCTGCTGCTTGTTTGCCCTTCTTAGTGTAAGGGTATTTCTTTCCGTCTACCGTTGGCATACTATTCTCCTTTAGAATTGGAACTGAACTGTCATCTCAGGCATGAACTCTACAGTAGCTATGTAAGTTACTGTATTAGTTCCTGAGTTCTGTACTCGAATCTCATCACCAGCTTGCATTACTACCTCTGCCTGTCCGTCTAATCTAATAAACTCACCAGCACCTAAGTTCTTACCACCAACAATAAAGTACTCAGTGTTAGTAGAAGAGTCGTACCAGTAGACCTTTGGAGTATCGTTACCAGTAAGACTAATGATATACATTAACTGCCAAAGACCAGTATTCTTGGTAGGAACCGTAAGGATAGTTTCCTTAGTGGTAGTAGTCTTGGTTGTAACAGCGGATACTTTTCTGCTCATTTCTTACCCAACCATCCCTTAACTGTCTCGGTTTCATAGATCCGAAAGCCAGTCCAAACAATAGTAAATAGAGCAGCAATAGCAGGTAGTATCTCTGCTAGTGTGCCAATGACAGTCACAACAGACAGTGCATCTGCTGTGTTCTTAGCTGCTTCGCTCATGTGCTCAGTTGCCATACTATCTCCACTTAGGGCCTTCCATCCAGGCTACTAGCGAATGTCTAGTACCTTTTGTGATTGGGTTTACCTTATGAACCACAAAGGAGGGAAACACTAAAACAGTTCCTTGTGTTCTTAGGTGCTCTTGGGCAGGGGCATTAAGATGTAACGGCTGCATCTCAAACTCACCACCTTCATACTCTTCTGGGTTAGACAGTTGGCACACTAGAGATAACTTCCTGTGTACTTGTCTACCATCATCCCAGTTTACATCGTTATGCCAATTATAATAACCTTGATCTTCTTCGTTGTACTCTGTAAACTGAATCTCATTTAAGTGCCACAACTCAGATCCAAAGGCATTATGATTAGCAACATGAAACAGATTAGTTAGTTCATGGTACAGCCAACCAAGGTCTTTATTGTCTCTAGTGATCCACCTAACCTTACTTCTACGAACATTGGTGTCTACGTTAGAGCCTTGGAAACCTACTATTGCAGCCTGCGGTTCTATCTCTTTTGCCTGCTCTACTATGGTGCTACAAAGTTCTTTAGGATACC